TTTGATTGCTAGGCTTAACTTCTACTACTTCTGCGTGTTTTTTTCCGTTTTTATCTTTGTAAACTATAAAAAAATCAGGAACATAAATTGTATATCTGCCAGTTAACGGATCTCTATAAGGTATCTGTATGCTTTCGCTGGCCCAATTTTCTACACCAGGATGTTCATCTAACATGCGCATGAAAACAAATTCCCAACTGCTGCGAGCCAGTGGTGTTTTCTTCCCTACATATTTGTCAGGGTTCTTCATTTCAAAGCGACCCTGGGCAAATTTAGGCATAGATATTTCTTGTTTGATTTTGTTTTTCAACAGAAACTACTTTATATCCTAGTACGCTAGTTATGTTTCTGTTGTTGTTTAAGATCTCAGCCACTAGTGCGCTGATCTGCACACCATCAAAAGTTTTTAAAGTGTCTAATATTTTAAACACAGACACGCCATCTATCTTAGCCTGCTGCAACAATACCTGTGCAGTAACTATGGCAGCATCGTCGGAAAACCCTTTGCTTTGAAAAAAGGCAATGGCAGCAGAAACTTCGTTGGCTGTAAATTCTAATTGTAAGTTTCCGTATGTTTCAAAAAATGTTTTAGTAGCAGATGCACTATCGACATCTTGTTTGATAGGAAGGTTAGTCAACGTCATATTAATCTCCTCCTAATAGATTTTTCTGAGATGCTGTTGTGGTAGTGTCACTACCAGAATTCTTAGGAAAAGCAGCACCTACTACTCCTCCTATGGTATTAACTGTATTTCTTAATGTTGTAGGACTTGCTAACACATTAATGGCTTCTTGTCTTAGACCTTCTTTAGAAAGACTCTTGAAATTTTTTGCAGTGTTGATGGTTTTAATAGCAGTACCTAAAAATCCGCCTACGCTACCGAATGCTTCACCGCCTGCAACATCTCCAAATATAGATTCTAATCCGTCAAGCACACCGCCTTCACCTAGTAGTGTGGCTGTGCCGCCGCCTGCTACTGACAGTGGACTAGGAACATTGTCATAATATAGATTGGCAAATCCTTTTGGACTATTCCTAGAAACATTGCCTGTGCTGTACGCTACAGATTCATATTCTATATTCATAGAATTTTCATTGAATTCACTAGCAGCATAATCCATGTTGCCGTGATTCCAGGATGTGATTTTTGGATTGATCAATGTGTATCCAAGAAATCTTCTACGGCTCATTGTATAAATGCTGATAGATTTAAAAAAGTCTGTGCTACGACCTTGTCTATCTAGACCATATCGATAACTGTCAACTACTGATCCTTCAGGTCGCAATGCAGTTTTAAAAAACGCTCTCTCTGGATTGTGTCTATCTTGCACATATGATCCCATATACAATGCCCACAGCGCATTTATCACACCAGCACTGTCATCGTGGAATGTCATATCGATAGCATCGTATGAGAAATTTTTATAGAAAATCTTTTTGCGATTGTATTGATTCTTGGTTACGGTTTCAAATTTAAATTTGGGCAAGTCTGTGGTCTTGATCAAATAGCCAATTTCGTCTGCGTGTTTATTGTTGAATACTGGAGATGTAAGAATGCTTTTATCTATTTCAAATCTCACATAGTATAGAAATTTAGTACGTGGTGCTAATCGATAACCATTGTCTAGAAATAGTCTCGATGCATGTCGCCAATCGGCTAGACCACCTTTAGGTTTAAGTAATCCGTCGCCGACGCCGGTAAGAAATCTTGTAAATTTATTGGCCATACAAATATTTATGCCATAAAAAAACCCGGAAAAATCCGGGTTCTTTATCAGTCAATAAGACTATTAGGCTGCGCCGCTTCTTCCTGTTACTGCTTCGCCGAGAGTTCTTCCTACTACTGCACCAATACCACGCTCTGGGCCTGCACCGTTTGCACCAGCAAACTGTACAGCATTGTCATATTTCAATGTCAATGCAATAGTCATTGGCTCGTTGTTAGCATAATTAGCCTCACCGTAGTCAACGCTAGACAAGAAGCAACCATATAGTTCCCACTTCTCAAGGATGCTTGGTTCTAAAGCACCGTTGCCGCCATCTAACATTTCAATGTTAGTTTGGAATTTATAATCGATACCTGAACGAGCACTTGCCTGTTCCATGAAATCAAATTGTTTCTGAATCTGCTGACCGACTAGTTTCTGCACTTGGCCGTTAGCATCATCACGTAGGTTGATAGTTACATCATCCCAGTTTGGTTTACCTGCTAGTTTAACCTTTGAATTGTAGATAGGAATTTCCATCTCTTCAAAAGTCACTGTAGGACGTTTTACATCGCTGACCTGTTTGGTCAATTCAGTGCTGGCCTCTACTCCGAAACCTAACAATATCACTCTAAAGCGATACTGTAGTTTAGGCATCAGCAGCGCAGTGCCGCTGGTGCCGTTACTAGTCGGAACTGAAATTCTATTAAGTGAAGTTAGTGCCATTTTTAAATCTCTCCTGTGTTCTTAATACGCAATGGTATGTAGATGAACTCAACGGCTTTGGTTGGCTCGATAGCAATATCTACATATAACTCATTACGATCGATTCTAGCATCAGTGTTGTTTGATTCATCGCAGACCACAGCAAAGTCATAAAGTGCTCTTAAGCCTACCAATTCTAACAATAGACTTTCTACTGCACCCTTAATCTCGTCTCTGGTAATCTTATCATTAGGTTCAAAGATATATGGGCGAGCCAATTTTTGTAATTGGCTGCGTAGATATACTACCAAACGTGATACGTTAATACGATCCAACGCACTTGCGTTTCTTGCACGGGTCTTTTGACCGTATGCAACTAAACCTACTCCAACAAAGAATGGAATTGGGTTAACTTTTAGATCATACAATGTATCACGTTGACCTTCATTCAATGCTATGCTTTGGAATTCACCAGTGTCAGAGTCGATATAACCAACTGCTGTAGCGTTAGTAATACCGCCACGTCTTGTACCTGCTGGTGCAAACCATGGATAAGAAACTTGATCGCTTAGGGCGATTGTTCTTAGCATCATGTGCGATGCTGGAACGACTGCATTTGAACCGCCTAGGTCTGTGGTAAATCCGTTTGGATAGTAAACTGCGCAATACTCATCGTAACTAACGATACCAGTATCGCCGTTGTCTAATGCGCCATTGGCGTTAGTACCCCATGCTGTTAGGCTTGTAGCATCTGCTGGCAAGCGTAATGGTGTATCACCAACTACGAATGCTGTTAGGCCACGATCTAAGTTCAAGTTGATCAAGTTACTTAGAGTCTCTGGATATCCTGGGCAAGCGATTAAGTTAAAGTTTCTGCGCTCTTCGTCGCGGATCTCTGAACTTGTATCAATTGTGCTCTTTAGTTTTTGTACAACTAAAGCACGTTGAGCCTTACGACCAAATGATCCTGAACCGTCTTCGTTGTTTGGAGAAGCAGTAGTCCAACGATCAGTCCAATAAGATGTCATTTGATCACCTAGAATAGGATCTAAACCCTGTGCTGCTCTTGATGCTTGGAATCTTGGATTATTTTCTGCTGTATTAACATAGTTGTTATGATAACGCTTAACGTTACCACCACTTCTACGTAAGTTCCATAACAACATACCTTTTGGATATAGTGCTGGATCAGGAGCATCAAAGTCTAAGAAGTTGCTGGTTAGCAATTCAATGATAGTTGCATCACCTGATCCGCCATCAGTATTCCAACGAGCATCTGCAAACAGGATACCATCTTCTGTGGTTTGATCAGTTTTATCGATCAATGTCCATGCTGCAGAAGTTGTTCCTGCATTTGTATATCTGTAGATAGCAGGATAGTTTTCAAGATCTGCTGTACTAATCCACAGATCGTTATCTACCAATGCTGTACCGTCGCTTTGCGATGTTGGTTCGCTGGCGCTTACAATAGCACCTTCTGGATCTGTTCCTGTATATAAGGAATATGTATTCTTATAGCCAACCCATGTTGTACCATTGTGTACCATGATATCAACTTCAGAGAAATTAGGATTATACCATAATTGTCCGTCATCTGCTTCTGCTAGAGGTTGATCTCCTTGTGCTGCAAAATTTTCTGTAGCCAATGGCTTCCAAAGTGTTGCTATCAACTCTGTTCCGTTGTCGGATGCGTACAGATTAACCGTACCGTCTTGATCTTCTATGTTGTATGCGGTAAATGCTGATTCGATTACCGTACCCACACCTCCGAGAACGAATCTCATATCTCCGCCTGCAATGTGACTGATTTTCACAGTATTAGTAGCAGTGACTTCAGCAGTAATATAATTTGTATAAGCAATAGGATTGGCTGGATCAGTATTATCAAATCCAAAGTTTGCCGCGTTAATTGCTGCTGCAAATGCCTGTGCATCACCTTCTGCATCACTGGCTGAATTAAAACTAACTGTAGTTTGGATTAGATTTTCGTATCCTGGGTGGCTTTGTTTTAGGGTAAAACTATTGCCTGAAACTGTTCCAAATGTGGATGCTATGATTGCAATAGATTCAATAGTTGTAGCACCTTGGCCGCCACGTCTCCAAATTCTAAATTCTGATGTTTCTGGAGTGCTGTCGTTGCCGCTGCTTTCAGTAGCATTGGTTTGTACAAAAATTTCTTCTTGGTCAATATTGATACCACCACCGCTACGATCTAAACCGTATAATGCAGAATTAGTAGTTGCATATAAAGGAGCAGAATAACTTACCCATAATTGAGTCGCGCTGTTCCAACGCTTGATCACCCATCTAGAACCGCTATTTGGTGTTGTTGTCTTAATCCAAACTGATCCTGTTGGTCTTGGTGCGCCGTCTGTTGACTTAAATGCAGG